CCGGGACCCGTCGTTATAGTCCCGCCATTGCCTTTCCCATAGCAGACCTCCACTCGCTTATTCCAATTAAAACTTGATGTTAATTTTTTATGTTTATTGCCACAGATGAGGAAGATACGAAAATCCTGAAAAGTTTGGTTTAGGAGACTCGGGAGAGTAAATTTATTAAAAAGTTCGATTCGATACTTTACCCATTTTTCAGGTAAGTCAAGATTGTATTTGCCTATAGATGGCCGCTCGATGTCGAGGAATATCTGGACGATGTGGGTTATGGTATTCATACCTTCTTAAACTCCTTCTTCAGCCCTTTCTCTATATCGCCCTCGTGCATGAAGAAAGCAGGGTAGAGATAGGGCTTTCCCGACTGGTTATACTGTCTTCCGAGCTTATCCTTACCTACGAATCCGTGCTCAATTCGTCTTGCGTACTTGACATTTGAACCGACTGCGACGGTCAATCCCTTTGAGCCAGGAGGTTGCTTTACGCCATCGCCCTTTTTGGCTTTACCCCCAGTCTTTCCTTCACTTAAACCACTTCCAGACCAATTCGTGGAGATAGAAGCCCTGAGCCTACCCGTCAAAACAGCACAGCCTTCCTTAGCTGATGTCTCGACTTTGAATCCTGTTTTCAGAAGGATTTTCTTCACCTCCTGTCCCTGTTTTTCAGTCCACTTCTTGATGTCCGCCACAGCTTTTTCCGTCCCTGCCATCTTCACAGTAATCTGGTCAGCCATTGACTCCCATCCTTTTTTTTGATAAAATCTGTTCATAATGGAAGAAGAAAAGCCTATTAATTATGGTTGGATTGAAGAATCTGAAATAGAAAAGTCTATGGATATAATGGCGGAAAGAATCAAGAAAATTTCTTGTCCTTATTGCCGAAATGAAATAAGTATTCCCCTTATTGTCAGAGAACAAGATATTGAAATCCTTAAATATCACATTGAACAAGTTAATGGCCTTATTGATAAAATTATAGAATACATCCAAAAAACATATGGGGTTGATATTAAGTGTACCCTTTTGCTTGAAACTGTAAATGAACTTAAAAAAGCAATTCTTGAAAAAAGAAAAGTTAGTTAAGCTCATTTATTCATTCCTCGTTATTTCAGTAAGTGAAAGCCTCATATATTTTCCCTGCTCACTCCAATCCTGAACGAGCTTTATCTCGAATTTTCGGCTATTAAAGAATATGACCTGTCCTCCCTTAATGTTCGCCCGATATTCACAGTAGCCGTAATAGTCAGGGTTTGTCGTCTTCTTATCATAGGCAAGCATCTGCTCATCCATTTTCCTATCCAGCGATTCGAATCGGAATGGCACATTAAGATAAATGTCAGTGTATGTAATCACACCTCCGCCACCCATAGTATCTGGACTAGCCTTAGTCCTGCTTTTTATGTCAACCTTATTATCGAGAAGTGCTGCAAAGCTCATTTATGCCTCATATCATAGTCGGGTCTACTCCCCATTTTTTCCCTTCACGGACTAGCCTGACTGCTCGGGATGTTATATTATCGGTTACGTGAAATCTTGTGTGGATATTAACCAGGAAAACAGCAACAACACCTGTATTAGCATTCATCTGTATAAACTCGGTATCAACAAGCTTATCAAGTGACAACTTCAATATCCTATTCGGCTCTTCATGGCGAGCGAGCCAGGATGGTTGCACATAGTCAAGCATTTGCGTCCATGCCCTGCGTTTCCAACAGCTAAAAAATTTAGCCATAACCCATTCTGGGCTATCAGGTTTATAATCATTCGGCTTAATCATTGTTTCCTCCTCTAAGAATCTCTTGACTTAAAAAGCTCAAGTTCTGCCATCATATCTGGTGGTAGAGCGTCTTTTAAATCTTGGCGTGTATATTGATATACCTTGCCAATCTGTTCAGATTTCATTCCACTATCTTGTTTCCTGTTATTGTATTTATATTTCACAAGCTCAATGCAGATTTGCTGTAATGCACTAGGAACGGTTTCGTACCCACCTGTGTACGTAACAAAAACATTCCTCCACCCACTGCTGAATATGGGCGAGAAATCGAGTATTCCATTGTCGTAATCTATCTCGTAACCATCCAAAGGTTCATCTGGTATCTGGAGGTAAGCATATTGATTAAGTGCAAACCGGTTAAGCTTCCTGAATATCTGTGTTGCGGGATAGCCATTGTAAGCAGTTGCCGCTACCGTAGCTGTCCATCCAGCCAAGGCATTTATGGCAGTAGCTACCGTAAGGAGTGTCGCAGGTGCTGCAAATGTTATCTCCGCACCCGCTACTGTCCCATCCACAACAAGAGTAACCCCAGTCGTTGAAACAATCGCATAAGCGTTATAGGCTGTAGTTGATGTATATCTAATTCTTATCGCATTCATCTTCCCGCTTGATATCTGAGTCACCTCACTCACAGGCCAGTTCTTGAGGAATATCTTCCTCTCGCCTCCGTCATATCTCTCATGTGTATACTCGGCTGATTCAAGATTCCTTCCACAGATACGGTCTAAGAAATCTCCTGCTCGTGCAATCAACTGGGTTATGAGGTAATCGCCCGTTATCCTAAATGTCACCTCATTCACTACTAATAAACAATTGAGCTGGCCTGTCTCAAGAAGGTCTAACGATACTGAGCTCGGATGGCAGATGACTCCTGCTTCCCAGTTGGGGATAGCATTTATAGCTTGCACAAGTAAAGTTATCGTTGTCAGGGTCGTCAAATTCAGAGGTGTCCCAGCGACATTCACACCATCACGCTGAAGAATTAAGAAACCAAGCGATACATGAGCAGTTGCTGTTGTTGCCGTTGCATCAGAACAATGAATCCAAAATGCGTCCTGTTCGGCGTCATGGCCGAGATAGGACAAAACGTCATCAACTGTTACTAAAGCCATTTTATCCTCTCCTTATCCCACATGATAATGCCTCTTCTCCTTCGGAGGCCTGGTTATCATCTTATGCCTGGGTGGTCTGTCTACAGCCTTTGCATATCCTGTCTCGATGAGCATGGTCGCAAAATGTGGGGTTGCATCAAACACGCTTCCTTCCTTATGACAGTCCTTCCAGTCTTTAAGGAACTCGACTTTCATTTCTCTTTTTCCTTCGGAGGAAAAGCTATCGGTAGAGAAGCACCGCCAGGCAATATCGCATCCATTTCAATCTCAAATTCGACCTCTATTTTAGCCTTACATCTCGGACAATAGACGATCTTCTTTATCGATAGCATCTCCTCAGGCTGTACCTGTTCTTTATTCTTTTCTTCTTTCATCTCATTTATTTAGGAAAAGGCAGGGGAAGCCCGAAAGCCTCCCCGTCCTTTCATTTCAAAAACATCAAGCCAATAGAGTGGCCTGTTTATAGCGTGCTCTCAACCTCAGTAAGACTGAAGAAACAGTAACATTCTGCGTTTCTGTCTCTGTGATCAGAATTCCAATGTGAGTGTAAGTAGCGGTAAAGTCCTCTCCTCTAGCAAAGAGGGAGACATTAAGAGTTCCTGCTGTCACGAGAGTTGCTGAAGCCTTAAGATTAGCCTCTGTGCCCGCTGCACCTATCCGCTGTCGCATCTGCAAGGTCAAAGAACCGCTTGACCCATTAGCGTGAACATGGGTTATGAACCAACCAAGATCGTAATTTTCCATGCTGTAGTAGGTCGGAGTGTTTGCACTGTTGTTGAGCTGAGCGTAAGCCATAGCAACGTCAGTCTTGATGTTTTCACTAGGTTTATGTACGTTAGCCATTGTTTTACCTCCTACAATTAGCTAGTTGGCGTTGTTAATGCCACAAATGGACTCAAGCTGTTGCCTCCCCTGAGCGGCGTTATCGCCTGACTCATCAGGGGTTGGCCGTCAGTCCTGAGTACCACCTTCCAGAACGTCTCGTCAGTCCTGAAGCCGTAATGGCCTCCTCCGTAATCGACATGACGAGATGCCCATACTCCCATCTCCTTATCGGCTATCAGGTAATGACCCGCACCGAAATCAGCGAGGGTAATGTCTCCTAGAGTACCAAGGGATGGACATTTTTCGGTTACAATGAATGGTCGGCCCCAGAGTGTCCGCTTACTTAAATCAAGTACCGGAACTGCATTAGCAGCGGGGTCAATGGTTATGAAAAGCCTGTCCAGAACATCGGCGTTCAAGAGCCACACAGCCCTCTCCCAACTATCTGGTAAAAGCCTTCTCGCCATCCTACCGATATCAAGCCAGCGTATATCGCCAGCCACCTGTCTTGCTACGGGGATTAAGCAATTTGCATTGAGTACCCCTATTGGTTGCCCCACTCCGGTGCCGTTGATGAAATAGTCATCTTCTATGAACCGAATTGCCTGTCCGAATGCGAGCCGAATGAATTTCTCTAAAGTTCCGTAATCATCTTCAAGCTCATTCGATGCAAAACAGCCACCTATGAGCTTATGTACGGTCAGTTCACACTCTCCAATAGCGGGCTTTGTAATTGCAGCGACTTTATCGCCAGCCTCCTCTACCCAAGAGAATGTGATGCCACCAAAGATGTTGGAACTCCTATCAGCCTCATGGAGCTTCCTGAATTTTACTGAGTTTCCTTTTTTGAGCGTATAAATCGCATCTTTATCTACTTTCGCCCTTACGATTGAACCTTCCAGTGCCGCATGATAAATCCCCGAAGCCCACTGTTCGGGGACAAGGAATCCTCCCTGTGAATCGTCACCCTCAGCCATATGGCCTGCGGTTTTTAGCCGATTGTCCTGTACTTCTCCGTCACAAACTCTGCGGACTCTGACCAGAAATTCACCTAGACTTGTAAATCCGCCGTCTTTCGTATCGTATTTCATCTCTATTCCTTAGCTCGTGGCTGCGGCAAGTACGACAAAAGGAGATATGGTAGTTACTGGAGCAGCCGCATTACGTGGAGTGAGTGTGGTTGGCGGCCAGCATTGACCAGCGACCCTGAGTACGAACCTCCAGCAAGTTTGGTCTGTAGTGAAAGCCACGTGAGTGGACACATCAATAGTGATTGGCTGTCTGTCGAAAATGAAGTAATAGCGCATATCGAAGTATCCGATGTCACCTTGAGTTCCCAACGCTGGTACCTTTTCAGTGATGAAGAACGGTCGTCCGAAAATTCTGCCTGGAATTGGATTCTGTGCTCCCATATCCCTGTTAATCCAAATAGGATTGCTTGCGGCCGCTGGTGCGACATCTCCAGAAGTCATTCCAATTAGGTCGGGAAGAACGCTCTGGTTGAGTACCCAGATTGCATACGGATGGGAAGGCCCAAGCATGCAGGCGTACATCTCCCTCAAGTCCTCGAAAAGCACACGATTAACGGTGTTTCTATTGACGGTCTTCAAGCAGTTGCAGTTCAGGATGCCGAGAGGCTGTCCCACGCCAGTTCCGGCCAGGAAGGCAAGATCCTCAAAATAGCCCCACGCACTCCCGAACATCCGTTTGATGAGAGGTTCGAGCGCTATAGCAGAATCAGCAAGTAGTTCATTTGAAGTGTAGGTTAGGCCTGCAAGCTTTTTGGGCGTAAGCTCCATTTGTCCGAATGTGGGTTTGGTCGGATCTTTCTCTGCCATCTCTGCCGTCCAAGATGCTTGAACTCCACCGAATACGGTTGTGGCATGTGAGACATCGTTGACATAAGGAATTTTCACTGAATCTGTCTTGATTGGGGGGATAACCATTGCGCCGTTAGTTCTTACAATGGCATTTTCCAGTGCAATCATCTGCAGGTCTGCACGGTAAACTTCAGGAACCAGAAATCCACCCTGGGAGTCTTCGCCTATTTCCATATGACCAGCGGTTTTATCTACCTTCCCGTCCTGATCGATGAATGCCAACCTTTCGTCTAAATCCCGATTGACTCTGAATTTCCTAACCGATGTCAGAAAATCGCCGAATGATTTGAATTTGGTTCCCTTTTTTTCAGCCTCTTCAAGTGCTGGGTCAACTTTGTATTTGGAAAGCAGATCCTGCATCTGCTCTTTGAGCTGGTCTTTGGCATAGTCGCCAAAAACTGTTTTCTGTTCCTTGATCAGGATATCTATTTTCTCAGCAACTTCTTTTTCAGCAAATTCCTTGAGTCCTTCTTTTGTCTTGTCCGCAATGAGCTTATGGAGTTCGCTCTCCTTCATGGTTGTTTTTTCTATTTTTTCTGTAGTTTCCATTTTTCTTTTTCATTTCTACTGGCCTTTAAATTTCAGGTACTATTCAACTTTCCTTTGTGCCTAATATCTCCGTAGGCTTGGCTCATTCCGACTGGCAACACTTACGGCTACCTCCATCGGTCAGCCTTGCCT